TTAGATGATGGTGTACCAAGTCCTGTAATCGTACCACCAGATATGGCTACACTATTTGCAGCTTGTGTTGATATAGTTCCAAGTCCAAGTGATGATCTTGCAGTTGAGCCATTTTCTGCTACCCATGTTGAACCACTACCAACTATAAAATTACCATCTGTATTTGCTAGATTACCAATCGCTGTAAGGTTTGCATTAGAAGCACCTTTAGCATCTAATTGCGTTTGAATATTTGAACTTACACCATTAAGATGACCAAACTCTGTATTAGAGATTGTGCCATCATGTATTTTAGTAGCATCTATTGCAGCACTTGAATTAATATCTGCATTAACAATTGAGTCATCTACTATCTTAGATGAATTAACTGAGTTACTTGCAAGTTTAGCAAGGGTAACTTGGCTATCTGCAATATGTGCAGTATCAATACTACCATCAACATAATGCTCTGAGTTAATACTATCATCAGCTATTTTTGTTCCATCTATCGCATCAGCAGCAATTTTAGCTGTTGTAACATTTGCGTCTGTAATTTTTGCTGTTGTAATTTGTGCATCTGCAATGTGAGCTGTATCTATAGAACCATCTACATAGTGTTCTGAGTTTATACTATCATCTGCAATTTTAGTTCCATTTACAGAATCTGCTGCAAGTTTAGCAAGTGTAACTGAACCATCTGCAAGAGTTGCTGTTACAACTATGCCCTCTGGTATAGATGAGTTTGTTTTTGATAAAGCACCAACATAAACATTTGTAATTGCTTCATTAGCCAAAGAACCACTATCCCAAGTAACATTGACTGTTGTGTTTGTAGAAAATGAAGAACTAGCAATTGTTCCAAAAATTGTACCAGGTGTTGATGCTGTTAATTTAATTCTTCTTCCAGCATGATAAATAGAAGTTACATTTGCACCAGCAATTGTAAAAGAAGTAGCTGAAGCATACGCAGCAGTATATGAACCTGAACCATCACCATACTCAATCCATTGTGCATCATTAAACCAATCTCTAGTATTTTTCATCAATGCTCTAATCGCATTGTTCAAATTACTAGGTAGCATACCCTCATTAACATCAATAGAGTTTAATGTAGTGTTACTTGCCTGTGTAGTTGAATAATCTTTAATGTTTGTTGTCATGTTGCTCCTAATTCATAAACCAACTAAATGCTTTATCGCTTTCAGTATTGTTTTTATTAATTAATGTATTCACAGCTTCTTCTACTTGTCTTTGAAAAAGCTCTTGTGCTTCAAAAGAATATCTAATGTTATCTATATTAATTTTATCTGACATTATCTTGATCCACCTTGACTTGCTGTTAAGTCAATTCCTTGTGCATTTGTCCAAATACTTTCTGCTGGTATTTTTACATTTGCTCTAAAATATCTACCACTTTGTCTAACTGGTGCTATTCCTGAATTATTCATTGTACTTGATGATGAGCTTGTAACTGTGTCTGCAAGTTTATCTCTAGTCTTAATAATTACATTAGACGAAGCATCTACTAATGGTCTTATACCAGTTACATTTGCTCTAAGTCCTGGAAACAACTCTTGTTCTTTTGTTTCAAGTTCAGCTTCTAAAGTTTTTCCAGAAAATATAGCTGCTTTAAAATTTTCATCTATAGCACCTAAATATAAATGTCCTGTTGTCCAAAATGCTGTGTCTAATGAAATATTAATATCATCTAAGTTTTCAGAAATAATATCCATCAACTCAACTGTGTTTGCTACTACGAATTGTTTAAAGATTTGTGATGCTTTAACTTTAGCAACTGACCACTTTTGAGTTACATAATTGTATATCAGTAATTTATCACAAATACCAGTAGTGTTTGGATTATCTTTACTTGGATATAACCAAATCGCTAAAGTATTAAATGGATCTACTGCTGCTGTAATTCTATCTGTGTATGCTTTGTTTAAATCACTATCAAAAAATCTATTTACTTTTTCAGCTCCTATCGGCAAAATTTGGTCGCCATTGATTTGAAAAAATCCATCTGATGCGTAAAAGAAAACTTGTCTGTTGTCTTGGCAAACTGTTTGTCCTAATACTGCACCTCTATTAGGTGATATAACAGAAAATCTAAATACAACTGAGCCACCAACAAAGTCCATACGAATTATTTGATCTTCTCTAAAAACGTAACCAACTTCACCAGAAGTTATTGCCACAACTTGTCCACCTGAACCTGGTAAATCTTGTGTATCACTAGATTTAAACCCTGCTTCCCAAGTGCTTATGTCATTTAAACCTGACCATGCAACTCTGTTCTTTGCGTTCTCTATGTTACCAGTTACCAAGAAGTCCCTAATAACACCTGAAACTCTAAACTTAGCTGGTACTGTTCCTGCACCAATGCTTGTAACTAAACTTTGCAAAGTTGCAAAATTAGTTGAAGTCCCCATTTCGTAATACATTGGAGGATTAACACCATTACTTGCTATTACAAATTGACCAAATTGTGTAAATGTAAAAAAATCTGTATCACCACCACTTACAGTACATGATCCTTTAACACTAGAAAAAGTACCAGATGTTAATTTATAAATATTATCTTTTGTACCAACAAATGTAAAAACTGTATTTGTATTATCTCTAAAAGAACCTGCACCTTTTGCGTTTTGTGTAACATTACTTGCACCACTATAAGCAACCAATCCTTTTACTGGTTTGTAACTTGCTTGTGCATGATAAACATTAGTTGCTACAGTTGCACCTGGATTTAAATGATCTGGTTGGTCTGGCAACCATTCGCCAAAAGGTATTTGCATAATATTCTAAGTATTTGTTGTTGAAAAATTATTAGAGAAAGCACTTCTTACTGTATCTTCTGATCTTACTTGTAAAGGAGAGCCACTAAATTGATCTTCTCTATCGTTTTGTTCAAGTCTTTCCATAGCAGTTGCAAACATGGATTGCCAAGTTTGTACTTGTTGTGGATTAATACCACCTAAAAAATTTGCTGCATGAAATAAAGAACCATACAAATAAATTGCAGGGTGTGTTGTTAAAATATAATTTGTTGTATTTGTGTCTGAAAGTGCATCAAAGGCTTTATAATAATTTATAAAAGCTGTGTAAGATGAATCAGGTTTGGGAGAAAATCTAAATGTATCTCCTAAAATTGTATAAACAGATGGAAGTCCAGTTATTGATGTCCCTTTTATTTGATCCATTTGTGAGGGTGTCATGTATCTTAATGGACATTTTGTATTACCACTTAAAATATATAAATCTCTTACTTGTAAAAAACCAGTTGGTAAAGCCTCAGTTTCTGTATCAACAGTAAAACTTGTTTGAGCTATCATTTTTCTAACTCTTAATTTTGAGTTAAAATCAGCTTCTGTTAATTTAATAAAATCATCTGCTATTTCATCTGTTAAATCTGATCTGTTTAGCCAGTTTGCTATAGATGCTTTTAAAGTTGTATAATTTGTAAGTGCCATTAAAATCTTCCTGATGCTGTTCTGAAGTATCTGTAATCAGAACTATTTAATTTTTCTCTTAATATTTTTTGCTGAATGTCTTTTGGTAATTCAAACCAATTACCTTTGTTTTGATCTTTGTGATATTCTTTTGTCCAAATCTCAAGAATGATTGTGGGAATAGTTGCTACTCTTTTTAATCCTTTATCAGGACTATAACCATCATTTTGTGTATATAATCTTTTATTGTTTTCTAAGATTGGTGATACATCTAATGATCGTTTTTGAACAACACCATCATTACCATTATCTAAATATGTTTCGGTAATATTTTTATTTGTTTCTTCACTAATCTTTTTCATTAACGACCTTGACCTAAATATCTGTTTTGGTTTTTTTGTCTGCGTTCACTTTTTGATTGAGATTTTTTATGAACACCTCTACGTTTAGGAGGTTTATCTCTTGGAACAAAATGGACAAACTTTTGTTTAGCCACTAAGCACCCATTTCAGTTACAAACAAATCTCCACTTGTACTTGTGTTTCTGATTGCAGCTATTTTTTCACCAGGAGAAACTTTAATAACTTCATAATCTCCAGCATGAAGATAAGCATCACTTGTTGTAGCAGTTGGAGAACCACCGATTGCATAATGACAACTATGAGTAGTTGCTATTCTTACAAATCTTGTTTGAGTTCCAAAAGCATTAGAACAAGGTACTGATGAAGCTGTAAATGAAACTTTTTGTGTAGTACCAGGTCTTAAAGCATAATTATATGACATTAATATCCACCTTTCATAACTTTAATTCTTTTTGATTTTTTTTTCTTTTTAGATTTTTTCTTTTTCTTCATTGGTTTTTTTCCGTACATATTTTCTCCTTAAATTAATATTGGTATTTGTGGGGAAGTATCGCTAGACAAGATCCCCACAAATTTTGTAATTATCTTCTAATAACAAAAGTTATTTCCATTTTAGAAGCATTTGTTGAACCACCATTAGTGATACATTCAATAGTTCCATCTTCCTCTACTCTGTTAAGAGCAGTAGGTTCAGCAGTTGCTACTCTACCAGCAGATCCAGAAGCTGTATGGCTAATTCCACCACCAGTTACTGCAACACCACCTATTTCAAAAGAGATAGCTGCTGTTCCTGTAGTAGTTGCTTTGTTGTGTGTAATAATTTTAATTATTCTTCCACCATCTGGTACACATACAAATGTAGATGATGCTGTTGATACATCTGGAATTGCAGATGTAATAAAATAATCGTTAAGTGTTCTCATGTTATTTTCCTTTTTGATTGCTTCGTTCCGTCATTGACTTCAAAGACCAAACAAATTGTTGATTTAGTATTGATGGGGGATTGCTCCCCCACCAAATTAATTATTATGATGTAGTTAGATCAAATACTGCACCACTTGCTTTTTCGTTTTTAGAAACAAGTGTGTACTCAGCGATCATAGCTTTTTTCTCAGCATCACCAGTTTTTGCAAGATCCATAAGTTGGAAATCTCTTAAAAAGGCAACACACCACATATCAGGTTGTAGTACAAAACAATCTCTTGATCTTGAGAATCTGTTAGGTACAACTGTTAAAGCTCCGAAATCACTTTCGTAAATGTCCACAGCATTAACAAGTCTTTTGTCTTCTGCTGAAGTCATTTTAGTTGAGCCACCAGTAAATCCTGATAGTTTTTGTTTGTTGAAAGAACCAACCATAATCATTGATGGATCTCCACCTTCGTCCCAACATTGTTTAATAACATTTTTTAGTTGAGCTTCAGTAAAGGCTCTTTGAGTTCCGTCAGTTCTTGCTGTACCAGGTACGTCTGCACTTGATACTTGACCATTAGCACCATCAGATGCTTTGTTAGTAGATGCTTGAATCCAAGAAGCAAGACCAGATAATTTTCTAGCTGTTCCTGTTGCACCAGCAGTTCCTGTTTGGTTTAAACATAGAGTAGTTTCCATATCTCTTTTAAGTTCTTTTGAACTTTTAGAAATTTGGTAAGCTAATTCATTGTTTCTACCAGCTTTATTTACTGCATCTTGAGTACCAGAAACCACAACAGCTTTTCTTGAAATCTGTGTATGGTTATTGATTCTTGCAGTTGGTGTAACAGCTCCAAAGCTAATTTCATCACCCTCAATGTGGTGATTGTTACTTGCTGCTGCTGCTAAAGCATCAGTTTGCCACTCATGTAAAACACCAGAGGCTTTTTCTTTTCCAATTGATGACATAAAAGGAGTATCTGTCGGAGAGATATTATAGATAATATCTGACAAATCTTCTCTATCACCAATGGCTTGATACGTTTGAAACGTATTACTTACTATTGCCATAGTTATATCCTTATTGTTGAGGTTATTTGTTAGTTATCATATCTAAAAAAACATCTTGAGCAGCTTTCATACTGCCAGATTTTTTTAGACGACTAAACTTTTCTTTCCTCAATTTTAAGTTAGTTTCATTCTTGCCTTGTTTGACTCCAGAAGAAAAAACTTTGCCAGGTTTAGATATTTTTTTTGCTAAATTCGGTTTTGAATTTTGCAAATTTCTATACTTCATAGCATCATTAACCAACATAACTATTCTATGATCGTACACTTGTGCAACTTCTTGGTCGTTAAACCCATAATTGTTAAGTGTGCTTTTCATACTAGCTTTTAAACTTGATGCTTTTACAGGATCAGTAAATTCTGGCATTTTCTTTTCCAGTAATTCTTTTTGTTCTTGCAAAAAAGTATCAAATTGAGCTTTTTGTTCAGATTGAGTTTTGGCTTTAGCAAGATCAAGTCTTTCTTGTTTCTTTCTAAGCCTATGTTCAACCCTCATAGCTTCTGTTGGATCATCTTCGTACAATTGTTCTAAATCAACAGAATTTTTTTCTGCGTTTAGTTCTTTTTGAGCCATAGACATTAATTCATTAACTTGATTGAGTTTTTGAGAATAATTTAGTCTTTGCTTTTCAGACTCAGATTGAAATTGCTTTCTTTGATTAGAAAGTTCTTCAGTCTTTTGTCTATAGTCAGCATCTCTTGAGTAACCATTTCTCAACTCATCAAGGGTAACTTCTAATTCTTGACCTGCAACTTTTACCTTGTAGGTGGAATCTTCTAGTTTCTCTTGAGTATCAATTTGTTCTTCGTCTTGAGATACATCTTCGGAAGTTTCTTCTTCAGTTTCGTCTTGCGACTCTGCCTCTGTTTCTTCTTCCTTTATTTCCTGTTCCTGTGGTTGATCGGTTTCCGATTCCTCATTTTGTGGTTCAGGAGAATTCTGTTTATTTTCTTCAGGCTCTTGTGCCTTTGTTTCTTTTTTAGGTTCTAATAAACCATTGATTGCTCTTTGTGCTTTTTGCACATCAGTTTCAGATCCTTGTAATGGGTTGCCTTGATTGTCTGACATATATTTTCCTTTTAAGTTAAGCTCCTCTTATGAGGTTGGCTTATCCTAACTTTTTTTGTTAGAATTTTTTATTTTTTATTTGGTTTCTAAAATCTTCTAATTGTTTTGATGCAAGTTTTCCTGTATCAATCATTTCAATTAAATTTTGTTCTACCTTGCCTACCATTTGATATGCTAACCAAAGTTTTTCTCTAGTTTCATTTTCGTTAGCACCAGTATTTAATAAACTGTTTGTATAAAGTTCTCTTAATTTGTTAAAAGATTCTTTTAATAATGGATTGTCAAAAAGTTGTTTAGCTTTGTTCGCTTGGCTCAATTCTTGGTTGAGCTTGTCCTGTTCCTGGTTGTTCATCAGTTTTATCTATCTGTTGTGATAATTTGTTTGCTGATTTTTCTGCTTCGAAAAATGCCTTACCTCTGTTTGCAACAATAACTTTATCAAGTTCTGCTTCAGCTTTTAGTTTAGCACTATCTATTTGAGTAGTATATTTTAGCTCCATCTCTTTGATCTTAGTTTCAAAATCCAAAACATTAGCAGCATTATTGCTTTTAAGTTTTTTCATTTCTAATTCTAACTCTGCAACTTTTCGTTTTTCTTCAGATGCAATTCTAGTAAATTCTATTTTCTCAATAGGAGTTGGTTTTGGTTCAGGTTTAGGTCTAACTAAATCTTTACCTTGATCTGGATTAACAAAGTAATTTTCAACATTTTTCAGTCCTGCATTTTCAACAATCTTAGTTAAACTGTTGTAAATATTTTTAAGACTAACCATTGGGAACTCTTGACCACCTTGCAATTGAAATGCTTGTAGTTGTCTTTCTAAAATATTATTTAAGATAACAATTTGTTGATCTTTTGAACCAGCACCTAATCCAACTGTTATAGAAATATTATATCTATTTTTCCATTCAGTAGGTTTAACTGGTACGAATTGATTATTTAATTCTACAATTCTTTCTTTGTCTTGGTACTTACAAGTAAGTTCAAATATTCTTCTAAATAAATCTTTAATTCCTGTTTCAGCAAATACTCTTGCAACCAATTCCATTCTCATTTGAGATTGGCTCATTAAAGTATTTACACCTGTTGCAGTTTTATTTAATGCTTGTGCATCAAGTCCTTGAGAATATCTAGTAACACCAGTTCTAGTTTCTCTAACAGTATCTAAGTATTCTAATAATGGAAATGCTTGTTGCGAAATCGTTTGTGATTGCATTGGCATCATTACTTGTTGAGGTGGTTGTTTTGTTCTTACAATTCCACCAGGTCTTGAAGTAAGTAGGTCGTCCAAGTTCACCATGCCGTCCATAATCGCAGTACGATTATTATTTGTTAAATACATATTATCTAACAACTGACGCATAACAGTTGATTTAACTAACTGCACATCTTCAACTAATTCAGAAACTGATCTGCCATAAAATCTATGTGGCATTGGAACTGGGGTTAAAGAACAGAAAGGAATAAAATCGCAAGGCATATTTTCTAAAATTGTACTTGCTTCACTTCCTGCAACAGTTACTTTTCTAAGCTCTGCAACACCATCTCCGTCCATGTCAATTTTAACATAGCACTCATAAACTTCTATTTCTTGTGTACTCTCATCTGGAGCATCATTTAATGGACTTTCATCTATATCAGAAAACCTTGTTAATCTTTCATCATTAAAAGTTATATTATTTTGAGTTGGAAGATCATCTATAATCTCTCTATCAAAACCCATTTGTATTAAATCGGATCTAGTTTTTAAAACTCTGTGTGCAACAAAACTTGCATCTTCAATACTCTTTGCAGACCTTTGAATTAAAAATTCTTCAGGTGGTATATTTTCTATTTTAACTTTACCATAGCTGCTAGTTCTTTTAATAATCACATTATGGATCATTGGAATAGGTGGCTCTGGTAATTCTTGACCTTGCTGTTCAGCTAATTGTTTTAATTGTTGTAATTGTAATTTTGCAGTTTCATCTTCAAAAGATTCTTCTTCAACAATTTCAACATCATCATTATTTATTAATAATGCGTATTCTTGGTCATTTAAATTTTCGTAAGTTTCTTGCTCAACCTTTTTGCTGTCGTCCCAATAAACTTTTACAATTCCATTTTTTTCAATTAACGCATCTTTAAACCAAGTATATAAAATAGAAAAACCTGGATTGTCTTTGTTAAAAATGTAATTAACATAATTAGTAACTTGTTCAGCTTGTGCTACATCTTCAGATTTTACAGGCTCACATTTAATTACTTGATCTGATGCTGTAAAAATTTTTAAAAGGTTTGGCAAGATGGTTTCAATAGTGTCTGCTACATCAGTAGATACGACCTGACTTCTGCCATCAATCTCAGTACCTAATGGTTCTCCCATGTAGTATTCTAAAGATTTTTTTCTTTGGGAAGATAGGTTGCCACCCATATAACCCATAGCATTATTTATCTCTTGACCAATAATATTTCTTAATTCAAATTCTGTTATTTTTTCTTCCATATTAAACTATATAATTTGTTTCAACTGGTATTTGTTCGTCCCAATCACTAACTTCTACACCCTCACCTACTATTCCAGTTCTAAAGGCATCAGCACAATGAGATGCGTAATTGTGCATTGGTTTATTTCTAAAACATTGGTTCTTGTCGTCCCATCTTTTTTGGTAAGCCTTTAAATTCTCAAGAGCTTTTTGACATTTGTTTTTGTCAAACCAACAATTAGGAAGTGCTTTTCTTACAGCTTCAATCCCATCTTCAATAGATAGTTTTGGTGCTACTTCAAAAGCAATACCTAATTCCAAAGCACTCTCTAATCTTGATTTACCAAAATTACCTATCTCCCTAACTTTAATATCATGGGGAGCTATATGCTTTGAATACTCATAATCTTTTCTATTAATAACATCTACATAGTGATCTAAACCCTCACCAGCAGATTCATAATAATCTATTAATCTGATTTCTCCTTTATACCTTTGGACAAACCATATTGCTGTACTGTCGTTAAGACCTAAATCCCACCATGTTTCAGTATCAAGGTTCTCATCATACAGATTGTCTGTAATCTGTCCCTGTGCCTCTAATTTTTCTATTATAGCACCATAATAAGAGCCTGTTATGGCAGCTTGGAAACTGCACTCAAATTCTTGGTCGTATAAATCTTCTGACATCATCTGCCTTGCAGCAGCTAATTCATCTTGATCTAAAATATTTGTATCACTAGCTTTAAATAAACCAGCATACCAATCTTTGTTTTCTTGTGCGTCTTTGTAAAGTTGAAAAAAATAATTTCTACCTTTTGGTGTTCCAATAAATACGCACCAACCTTTTCGGTCTGCCAAAGCTGGTCTTATAACCTCTGGAAATATTGTAGGTTTAATGCTTTGTGTTTCATCAAATACACAACCATCTAAAAATATACCCCTTAGTGCTTGATCGTTCTCAGCACCTAAAATAGTTATCCTTGAGCCATTTGGTAGATCACATCTTAATTCTGACTCATTAAACTTAGTTCCAGGTATCTTACCAGCAAACTGTTTTATGTAATCCCATGCCGTAGATTTACCTTGTTTGAATGTTGGCGATATAAAGGCATATCTAGGGTTTGGCAAAGGACAAGTAAGAGCTGCTTTAATCATGTGATTTACAAGCATGACTGTCTTACCACTTCGTCTATGTGCAACGATTACATTAAATCGGTGCTTATCAATTTCTTTATGCAAAAAATTTTGCAATTCTCTTGGCTTATATGGAATGACTATTTCTGGCATTTTAAAACAAAACCCCCCTTAGTGAACAGTTACTCCTTGTGGTACGTTTAGTAGTTGTTCAATGCCAAAATCTTCCATGATGTGATGTGAGAAATATCTACATTCTCTAAGATCGTTAAAGCCACCAAAATGAACAACAACAGAGTTGCTGCTTTCCATGATGTAAATCACAGCAGAGTAACCTTTTTCGTTGTCGTCAAAATCCATCATTACTTGTTTTTTTTGTTAAGTAATTTTAAAAAAAACTCATATTCTTTATCTGATATTGAGCCTTTTAAATCTGCACTTTTAATTGATGATGATGCTTGTGCTTTAAATTTTTTCATAGCTTTTTCAAAAGCTGTTTCTTCTTCTTTTTTTTTTATTCCACCTCTTATTCTTGCCATTGTGATTTCCTTGTTTAGTTGTGTGTAGGTCGTATCAAAATATTTCCCAGTAGCTGAACTTTTTTTGGTGGTCGGTCGCTACAAAACCCCCCAAAATCTAAGAAAATAACAAAAACAAAAAACCTATTGTTATTTAATCAATAGGTATTGTTGTTGTTATTAGCTTTTTAAATGTTTTGTATTCTGTTTGTATTCTGTTGCTGTTGTTTTTATTTGTATTCTATTACAAGTTGCAATTACAGAGAGATATTTCCTATAAATCTACTGTATAAATTTGCGTCTGTTTCATCAATAATATTTAAAATAAACCTTGTATTATTTAGCTTTTGTTACTGCTGCCATTTAATCTCAATTGGTTTATCTCCTCCATTTAGAGTTAATTTATTATCTTTTCCATATCTAACTGGTGATAAAACAGAGCTTAACCACTTTGCGTTGCTTTGCATTTCTTTTATTAAATGTGCAAATGGTAAAGAATTATCCATTTTACCAGAATTTTCTAAGGTATTAATAGACTCCATTAATTTATCTTGAGCTTCAGCTATAACCATTTCAATACCTATCTTTTTGCAAGTATAGTATTGATCTTGTAATTTTTCAGAATCTTTCAATTTTTGGCTAAATGTAGCCCATGAAACCATTTCAGGATCTTTGCAAATCTTCCTGATTGATTCACCATTACAAAGTCTATTTAAAATAGTCTTTTCTATTGTCTTATTGTATTTAATATTTGCCATAGTTTATAATCGTTCTAATGTAGTTAAGTGTTGCATAATTGCAACAGTATTTAAATTCTATTTATAGTTGTTTCTTTGATATTAATTAATTTAATATGAAGTTATCATTTTGTTTGCATTTATTATTTGCTCTGGTATTAATTAAGTATGATTCAAATTAACCAAAAAAACAAAGGAGCAAATATGAATCAAGTTGAACAAGTAAATACAAAAAAAGTACCAGAAGAAAATACAATTAATAATTTTATTAAAAACGAATATGTAAAGAACAATAATAAAATTACTATTGTAAATGAATATAGTGATTCTAATCCAACCATGAACAGTCTTGAGAGTTCAAGAATGAATCACTACAAAGTTACTTTAAAAAGAAAGTTCCAAATAGAAAAAAATTATTTAGGCACAAAATATTCTTATAAAAGAATGACCTTATTTTTTAGTCAAGGTTATGGAATTAATGGAGAGCCTACTTTAGAGAGTGTTCTTGAATGTTTAAAAAGTGATTATCTTTGTGCAACAGATGGATTTGAAGAATTTTGTTGTAATTGTGGTTATAGTGAAGATTCTATTAGATCACTTAAAACATTTAAGAATATACAAAAACAATCTAAAAAATTAAAAACTTTTTTAGGTGAAAGTTTTAATCAATTATTAAATTGCGATTCATAATTAATTTAACAAGGAGGTTAAATGAAAATATTAGCAAACTATGAATTAAAAGACATGGGACAACCAATAAAAGAAACTGATTGTTGGTTATTCTTTGAAAAAGGAAAGATTGCAAAGCATACAATACATAGTTTTCATTATAAATCTGAAATTGAAAAATTCAGAAAAGAATTAAACTTTGTAAAATATCAACCAATCAGCAATTTAATTAATTAAAGGAGGTAAAATGAAAAAAAAACTAATAGCAAAATATGATTTAATAGATTGTAAAGATGATTTTGATTGTGACATTGAATGGGAAAATTTTAAAGGTAATCTTGAATATTATTTCAATAAATATCTTGGTTATAAAGTAATTGTAAAAGCTAAAAATGTGACTTGGAAAAATTTATCAGGTTATAAAAGTTTTGATCTTGATAATGTTATAAACATATTTGAAAAAGTTAAACCTGATGCAAGTCAATTAAATTTTTATTTATGGCAGACAGGAATAAATAGTTTTCAGGCTAAGTGTGGACACCATGACGGATTAGAAAAATATTATTATAAAATTAAACAAAAAGGAATAAAGGAGGTTGAATGATTAAATCAATTTATTTTGCTCTATGCTTTGGACTAGCTTTGCTTGGTCTATTAGTCGTAACACATATAAGCATACCAATAGGTTTATGTATGTTTTTTCTGTTTATAATTAAATTTTTATTAATGCTGCCAAAATATGAGGAGGAATAATGAATAAAAAAGATTATATTAAATTTCAAATGGAAAGTGCAGATAATGATTTTGTAAATGAATTGTTATATGAGCACTATAATAATGAAGTTAAAAATATGAGTGATGAAGAATTTAAAGATCATTTAAAAAATATTGGAATTGATAATGAAAGCTAAATATATAAATATTTATAAATTATTCTCTGCAACCTATAAAAAAAGGAAAATGTTTTCTTTTATGGGTTTCGGTGAATTATTATTAATACCAAAGGTTGATAAACCAATAAGACAAGTTTCAAATGTTTATCAATTTCCAATCCAGGAATACTATAACCAAAAAAGGAGGGTTAAATAATGAGTGAATATCTTTGTAATACTTGCTTATCATCAAATATAAAAATTCTTAAAGGTGATGAAGCAATAGATAAAAATGGAGATTATAAAGAAATGGATTTATATTGTTATAGCTGCAAATCAGAAGATTATAAAATTTCTGATTGGTATATAAAACAAAATAAATCTTTCTTTAAAGGTATTGAATATCTTTTTTATAACAATCAAAGGAGGGTTAAATAATGAAAAAATATGAATATCCAAATGATCTTTGGACTACCATTAAAGATGAAAATAATAAAACTATTGATGTTAATTTATTTAGTGATGGTCATGATAAATATTTTGCTATCTATGAAAGAGAAAATCCTAAAAAAATGGAATTTAATAATTGTATTGCTCATTATAAATTAAAATCAAATGATTGAAATAATAATAATTGCAGAGATTATAATGATCTCTTTGTATTTAATTAATCAATAGGAGGAAACATGAAACAATTACTAAATTATAAAGATTGCGAAGATTTATCTAATACAATTTGTAAGTCTTTTTATTATGAAAGATCAAATGAATTTGAAGTTTGGAGAAATAAAAAAGTACCTAATGATTTAAATTCTGTAATGTATTTTTATGATAATCTTCAATCTGCTTTAATATCTTATAATGTTTTTAAAAATAAATATAAATGCAGCTTAGTTTGGAGAGAATACAATTATACAATAGGAAAATCTAAAAAATTAAATTGGTCAGAAGATTGGATTGTTATTGTAAATAACAAAAAAAAATCTAAGGAATTTAATTAATAAGACCTAAACCTTAGTAGAAAGAAAGAGAGAGAGTAAAGAATATGAGGATTAGGTCTTATATGATTCAAATAAAACTTAAAAAGCTAAAATGATAAAACACTATTAAGCTATATTATACCAGATTTAGTACATTAATCTCAGAGAATGTCAAGATATAGTGTTGCAAAATTACAACAATTTTTAAAAAGCTACCTATAAGCTAACTAGAAAATTAGATTGAAAAAAGCTACCTAAGAGCTACCCCAAAAATTATTTACAAATAAACTTATAACCTTTGCTATTATATAGGCTTATAAGCTCATATAAGGCTTTGTAATAGTCGGATCTCACCTTTTCATGGCTTGAGGGTAGGAAGAATTTTTTAAGCTGCCTAAATGACCTCCTATAAGGGAAATTCCTAAGTTGTATAATATCTCTATCTTTTTCTTCTGCTTTCAATAATAATAATAAACAAAATTCATAAATTTGTAATTGTTCACCATTAAGCCTAATTTTCATTTTAGGTTTATCTTGACCTTTATAGCAATCTTTATCTTTACCAATGCCATATAATTTTTCTATTATATAAAACATTTCTGTACGTTTATTCTTAATATTTAATGGACTAGGCATATATCGTTCAACGTAGGTTGCAGTTTGGAAGTAACTATCTAATTGATCTACTGTTAGCCTAATCGGTATCATTTTCTTGTATATCCTTTAAATATTGTTGAAATCTATCAGATGAGAGGGATTTCTGTTTGTTTTTGATGTCTTTTTGTTGGTAATAACCTTTCCTGTCTTGTTTTATTTTAGTTATTGCATTTACATAAGGAATAGATTTATTTTTAACTATATTTTTAATGATATTATTAATTTCTAATTTTCGGTCTTTCATTAGATACACCCCTTGCCAGACCTCAAATATAGAAATTCGTATATAGATCTATATATATCTATATCTATATTAAGTATCCTTTTTGATACTTCGGTGTGTTGTTTTTGATACTCCAAATTGTTAATTACTCCTTAATAAACTTGTTAATGTTAATAACTTGTGGATCATTTAGGTTGTTCATATAAGACTTAAATTGTCTGTTTTTTCTTAATGAAATCTTTTTACGTTTATTAATATTATGACGGATATATTCTTGCATGGTTTGTTTATCAAAAACATAATGGCAAGTGCCTTGTCCAATTTGTTTTCTAGCCATGAGTCCAAACAATGCCAGGTTGTCCAAGCATTTAATTAAAGTTTTTTTAGTTTTAATGCCTGTTCTTTGCATTAAGTATTTGTGGGATACCCTTGCACCTCTGGGAGCATTTTCAAATGATTTGCAGATAATATAAATTAGCTTTTCATGGCTATTTAAAAACTTATTATTTAGTAAATCTTTATTTATTTTTTCAAAATATTTTGTTTTCATTTAATTCTTTTTCAATTTGGCTCATAGGTTTTCCAAGCACATATAAAGCATAGTGATCGCAGCAATAATAAATATTACCCTCTCTAATATCAGCTCCCTCACCACAAATTTTGCAAGGTTTTTTAGGATCACCATACATATCTAATTCCATGTTCCATTTTTTAATAATTCTATTGGTGTTAATTTGTCAGGTGGAATTGAATAACAAAATGGTCGGTCAAGACCAAAAGTTGTTTTCCATTGTTCCTGTCCTAATACATAAGTTGAATTAACAAATCCTAAAATTTTAAACTTAGGTGCTTCATCAACAATTAAAATATAAAGCTCATTAGGTTTAGCTTTTGGTCTAATAATTAATGAATTATTATTTTTAGGAAGTTGTGTTCTAACTTGTAATCTTAAATCTTTAAAAATTAAATCTGGAACACCACCAACGTTACAATGATACTCAAATTTTATATTTAAAAATTTTGATGCTGCAACCTCACCCATAGCACCAGATATAGACTTAGCCATTTGGTCATTAAAAGAACCTTTATAAGAGTAACCCCAATTTTCTTTATGCTTTTTAGACTCAAGGCAACGCAAGATCCCTAAATGAGCTGCTGATTGCATTTCATACAAATCAAGGGTTATCTCATTATCCACTATAAACCCCATTCTCTGTGCAGTATTTAAGCATTATGGGTTTATTTTTATAAGTATAGTAACCCCAAACTTCGTAATTTCCTGGCTTAGACTTAGGATTTAATTGCCATTTTGTTAATGTTTCTATTGCTTTTTCGCAAGAATTAATGTTGTTAAGCTCAGAATTTGGGACTTTTACTAGGTCTATCTGTCCATCATTTGTAATCACCCCAAAAATTAAAACTAATACTTTCATATTTTAAAGATTTGATAGTGAGGCAAATCAATAAAAAACTATGCACAATTTTAAAAGTAAAGCAACCTATTTAATAGAAGATTAATTAAGTTGCAATCAGATTAACAAACTGATAATGATTTGTCTATTATGGCAAATCACTTAAAAATAATTGGTGAAGCATACGAAAAGTTTAATGACACTAATACATCTGTGTCAGCAAACAAAGAGCCTCATTCTGTAAGAGCTATGAAAAGATATTTTCTTACAAAAGAACAATCCAAAAAATGTAATAACGCATCATTAAAAGCTGGTACGATTGGTCATAACATTGTTGAGATTTGTTTAAATAAAAATCTTACAGTTGATGAAGTTTTTGCAAGTGATGAAATACAAAAAGAAATAGATTCCTACTTTCCAATAGATAAAACAGATGAAATGAAATTTAAATTTGCAGTTAAATTTTTACCAAAAACTGCACAAAATCATTTAGAAAATTTTAAAGAGTTACCTAAACAAACATGGAAAACAGAAGTTGAATTTATAAAATGGATAGAACCAGTTAAAATTCCTTTTAGAATGTTTTGTGATGTTGTTGGTACAAAATCTGTTGTTGATATAAAAAACAAATTACCAGGTGTTAAATTTGCACCACTTGTAACAAAACAAAAAAAAGAAAATAATAATAGAATTGGTGATTGGACTTGTTCACACCCTAAATTAGATGCAAGAGTTTTTACATCTGACTTAATGCAGATTGCTCTTTACTCACACACTACAGGATTAAAACCATCATTAAGTTATGCAAGTGCTAATGAAAGAATTTTATTTACAGAAGATAATTGTGAAGAATTGAAACCAGAAAATTTAAAGCTATGGCTAAATGAATTGATTGCTTATGAAATTGCTTGGGAGAAAAAACTTAAAGCTGCTAACGGATCTGTAACAGAATTATTATGGCTAAATATTCCTGACTTTTCAGATATTCGTAAAAAAAGTTTCTGGTGGAACTCAATACCAAAAGAATACATGGAGAATTATTTAAAAACTTATGTCTGATATGGGAATCATAAAACCTTTGAGAGATAGAGTTAGAGATTTGGAAGAAATAAATTTAGCTCATCAAAAAAAGAATGGTCAGCTTAGACAAGAGATACAAGATAAAAATAAATTAATAGAAGAACTTACGGAAAGAATAAACAACCCAACAAAAAAAATGAGAGAGCAAGGAGAACTATGAAAGAAAGAAGTTTAACAGACGCAATACAACAATTTAAATCTGGCATAAAAAAAACAGACTATGGAAAAGTAAAAGGTGGCAAAGATTATTTGAGTGTTGCTTATAGATTGAAATTTTGCAGAGAATATTTTGGTGAAAAAATGTCTATCCAAACTGAAAGTATAGAACTTTCTAATGGTTCTCATAAATTTAAAGCAAACATATATTTAAATGACAAATTAGTTAGTGTTGGAGAGTCTAAGCAAATGAGCAACAAAGAAAAAGATTTTGAAAAAAGTCAAACTGTATCTATTGGTAGAGGTCTTTCTTTGTTAGGTTTTTTTGGAGATGAAATAGCATCTAAAGATGAAATGGAAGTTTTTTTACAAGATGACAAACCTTTTGAAAATGAAATAAAAAAAACACAAACAATACCATCAAATGATCTTCCAACTATTACTACAAATTCAAATGTACTTCAAAAACACAAAGACACAAGTCCAAATGTTAATTTTAGAGATACAAGAGTTTTAGCTGATGAATGGATTGGTGTTATGCAAAACGCAGCACAAAACGAAACATCAGTTGGTAGATTTGAAAAAAATTTAAATCCTCTTAGAAAAGAGTATTTAGAAGAACTCAGACAAATAAATTCTGATCTCATTCAACAAGCTAGAGTAGATCAAGAAGAAGTTTCACTACACAAACAAATAACAAATAGGAAAAAATAATATGAGTGATTACGATAATTCAGCAGCACTTTGGAAAAGACAACCAAGAGAAACAGATGTAGCTGGTAAAAAATACCCACACTACAATGGAAACATTACAGTTGGTGGTAAGAAAATGAATTTAGCTGCATGGCTTAACACAGAAAAAACCAAAGAGGGACAACCAGATATTAGTTTAAAAATTTCTGAGATAGTCGCTAAAGAGGAGCAACCATTTTAATGAAAGATCAGATCAATCCAGATCACTACAAGAATAAGAGCATAGAAACATTTGATGCTATCTCTAGCCAGTTATCTCCAATGGAGGTAATTGGTTATTGTAGATCCCAAGTGCTTAAATATTCTATGAGGTTTGGTTCTAAAGAGAATGGGACTGTTGATGCTTGTCTAACCGATATTAGCAAAGCTGAATGGTACATAAATAAATTAATACAATATCTAAACGATCTAAAAAAAAATGGATTGTTTATTGGTGAGCCTGACAATGTTGCCGAACTATTTAAGAAAGATAAATAATGAAGAATGGAAATGGACATAAATATATCTATTTAAGTGAGCCAAAGCTCAAGACACTTAAATTTATAAAGAACTATATAAAAAAGCATAACTTCTCACCTACTTTTGCTGAGATTTCTCAAGCAATGAAATGGTCAAGAGCTAGGTCTGGCAAGATAGTTAGTGAGTTATATGACTTAGGCTTTATCTCAAAAGGTATCTCAAGCCATAGAAAAATAGAAATGACTACTGAACAAATGGGATCAGTTGCCAATCTTAATATTAATAAATCATACCCTGTAATTGAAAGTCAAGCATGAGTGTATTTAAAGAAAGTTTTTTTGAAGCAAGTTTTAAAACAATAGAAAAATTCGATAGTGCAGAAGTTGCTTCTGCAAAATTGAATGTTAGCGAAGATGCTAACTTAGAGATTATTGACATAAAGTTAAACAAGTCATTAATCAAAACCAACAACGATAAGGAGCATGAAAATGCAACTGAACAGCACAGTAAGACTGTACCAGAAACTAAATGATCTTCATAAACAAATTATGAAATCAGTAGATACTAGAATGTGCGTACATACTTACAATAACTATTTAGAGTACAAGCAACTTGTTAGAAGAATTGTTGCTAACCAAAATAGTGATGCACAGATAAGATACAAAGAATTATAAATTAATTCTTAGTATGTATTAAAAGTTGTAAAAAAACTTTAGGCTACTTGTCGCCAAAAAAAAGGAAAGAAAGAAATGGAAAGAATAAATAACAAACTAAAAAAATGGTTAGATAACGATAAAGTTAATTTAAACAAAATGACTAAATCTGAAAAATGTCAATTATTGATGGCTATGTTTTACACAGATTATAATTGTAAAGAAAATTTTGGTAGTGAAGATTCACACCAACAGTTAGATAGAAAAATTTTAAAAGGTTTCAAACTTTATAATTAAGGAGAAAGAAAATGAGCAGAGCAAAAGAAAAATTATTAAATAAAGAAATCGGAAAAAAAGTAAAACAAGCAAGATTAGAAAATTTAGTTTTGCAAGATTTTTTTGACAAAGAAACAAATAAAATTTGGAAAAAACCAAAAAAGAAATTAATAACTCAATCGCAATTAGGTAAAGCATTAGGTGTAACTTTTCAATCTATACAAAGATATGAGTCTGGCAACACAACATTAAGTTCAATAAAACTTTTAGAAGTAAGTAATTTTTTTAATAAACCACTTGAATACTTTACAAGTGATGCAACAGAATTATTGGAGAAAGTTAGACCAACCGATAATAGCTCAGTTAAAGTTTCTGAGTCCCTTGAAAATGTCTAACATAAAATTCAATCAAGCCTAGTGAACTTGATTGTGTTTGTTTGATGATAAGGGTGGATAAGATAGCTCCTGTCCACCCTTTTTATTATGAATAAAATTAAAAATTGTAAAATTTGTAATAAAAAATTTGAAGATAATACTTTTAATCTTATAAAACTTTATTGCAGTAAAAATTGTAAAAAAATTAGAAATTTAAAAGCTAAAAGATTATTACCAGATCAAATAAAAAAGAATTGCAAAATTTGTAATAAAATTTTTATAGATAAATCTTATGCAAAGCATAAAAAATATTGTTCTGTAAAATGCAGAAATAAATTTAAAATGAATAATCCTGCAAGAAAATTATTTAATCAAAGATATATTGAGTCAGGTAGAAAAAGTTTAATTAATAAAAAATATTCTGCAACTGACAAGGGTAAAAAAAATAAAAATCATAATACAGCTTTACGTCATGCAAGAAAGTTAAGAGCAATACCTAAATGGGCAAATTTAGAAAAAATTAAAGAAATATATAAAAACAGAAAAAAAGGATTTCATGTAGATCACATTATACCTTTAAAAGGAAAAAATGTTTGTGGTTTTCATGTAGAAAATAATTTGCAGTATTTAACAGCAAAAGAAAATATTTTAAAAAGTAATAAATGTTTTTTATAATATTTAAAAATAAAAATAATATCCTTACCTCTTATACTAACACCCTTTTTTCTACTGAAGCTGAAGCTACCGACTATGCCAAAAGAAGTCTTAAAAAAAAAGATGTCTGGCAAGTAGTTAGATATGACTCAGAAAACTATGATAAGTATTGGTATAAGACCTAACTCCACTTATAATTATTATTCTGGTGTTCAGTAAATTTTTCTGAATTTTTACTATTGCTATATTTTTTAATATACTTTTCCTCAATCATATTGATGTCTTTATCACCCATATCATTAGCAAAATCCATAGCATTAGTGTACTTACCAGATGCTGCCCACATACTTGCGTTCCAATGTCTAAAAAAATAATTTTTTCTAAAAGGTAATTTAAGATTAAGTTTTTTGCATGATCTATCAAGTTCTTCCGTCATTCTTTTAAGATCAAAGAATTTACCTACAGAATTTAAAAATAAAAATTCTTGGTTGTCAGGCAAGGAATTAATCCAATCTGTAAGTTGGTCTTTAAGATCAGAGCTTATTACAATAGACCTATAACCTTTGTCAGTTTTAGGTTCTTTTAAGACCTTGTAATTATCAACTGCATGAAAAATCTTAAACATAGGAGTATTTTTCTTGAAGTTAAAACTCTGTCTTTGTGCAGCTCTTGCCTCACTTGGTCTGCAAGATGTTTCTGCCATTAGCTTAAACATAAGCCTAATCTCTATAGAATCTACATTATCTATGATTGTTTTAATCCTGTTAAAATCCCATTCTTCTAGCCAATCTACTGATAAGTCTTGACCTAATGGTACATATTTCATGTCAGCTTTATCTTGATCTGAGAAGTAATTACCAGTTTTAAACACATTAAATTTAAAAGGTTTGCCAGATCCTACATGATAGTTGTAAATCCTAGAAAATGTATCAAAGATTTTTTTACGATAATTCATCTTTGCAAAGCCAGATATGAGCTTATGATCTTCATACTTTGGCTTTAATTTTATAACAAACTTACCAACATAATCTTCATCAATATTTCTAAGGTCTATATTACCACAAATATTATAGATGTTTTTGTAATGGCTCTCATATTCATTTAAAGTAGTTTGGCTAAACTTACTTTTCTTTTCATACATTCTACTCTTAGACTCTTTGTAGTAAGCCTCCCAAGTATCTTGTAATGGCAAAGGTACTTCACTTCTAACATTATCTAATTTAAATAATATTTTTTCAGCTTCTGTTTCTAACCACTTTTTGTTAGGTGATTGTATGTATTTTTTCTTGCCATTTTCATTGTAGAAAAATCTATATGATGCTCCTTTTCTACCATCTTTGTTTATCCATGATCTTTTTTTTAGCTTTATTTTATTCATATTTTCTCACTTTCTTTGATGTTAATTAGATTAACAATAAGTTATAAGAATTGCAAGAATATAAAAAGGTGTTTGGCAAAGAAATGTATAACAATTTTGTATTCTCTTTGTATTCTAGTCTAATGAGAACCCAAAAAAATCCCCATAAAACGAATAGTCCAGGCACAAAAAAAGAGCCGAAAAAAATCTTGCGATTTAATTCGGCTATATATATAAGGTTTTTCGTTATGCCCTTGTAGCTCAGCTGGTAGAGCAATTGATTTGTAATCAATAGGATTGTCTTATTTTCTTTGTCAAATTTATACTTTTGTATTCTTACTGTATTCTTAGACATTATGAATACGATAACTATTTGGAAACAGAATACAAGAGAATTATTTTCCCTCCCACATAGCGAAAGCTACCCCTCTGATAATATCAGACTTGCAATTAAGACTTGCACCAAATCGGTTATGATCTAGCAGTTTTTGCTGATCTCTTTAATGCTTTAGCAGTTACAGTTCCTTTACCTTTTCTGCTAGTTCCAGCTTTTTTTCTTTTGTTCATGTAGTAGTACAAACCTTTTTTTGCAACTCTACCTGATTTAGTTTTATGAAATCCTTTTTTTACTTTTGCCATTATGCCATTCTCCTTTTTTTTGATTTTTTTAATTTTGCAAAATCAGCACCAGTTATTCTGTTTCTAGGTTTTGCAACTCTTGCTATTTTCATTTGTTTTTTACTGTACTTTTTATTTTTACCTTTAGGCATTTGTTTCCTTTTTATAAATTAAGTTCCAACTTTTTTTTGAGCCATTTTATGTGCTGCTGTAAATGACATTCCTTTTTTTTTCATAGCAGTAGCCATAGCTTTCATGTGTTTTAATGTGTGATGTTTTCTGTGTTTTCTCATAGTCTTTTTCTGTCTAGGAGTAAGACCTTTAAGCATATTAGTTAGACTCATTTTTTTCCTTTTCTATTAGTTTTTTGTAATCATCTTTTCTCATACATTCATAGTGAGCTTTCTCACCACCATGAAAAGCAACAAAAGATTCTGTGTTAATCATATCTTTTTGGCAATATCTACATTTGCCAATATCAATAATTATTATACTTGGTTTCTTCCAAAGTTTCTTAGGCACTAACAATCCCACTTTCTAAGTGCTTTGTTAATTCTACTATTAGGATCATTAGCTGTTTTCTTAGAAGTAAGTTTCTTTTTCATTCCAAGCATACGTTTGCAGAATGATTTACGTCTTTTGCTAGTCTTAGATTTTGTAGGAGCTTTTAAATTTCCTCCTGTAGCTCTATTGTAGGATTTTCTGCCTCTAGCATTAAGTCCACCTGACTTAGATTTACCCTCTTTTCTTTGCCATGCTGCTGTTTTTGCCATTAGGTACTAACCTTTTCTTTAACATCTTCAGTACATAAAAATTTAATGTAAATTTTATTCTCATTGACTTTTAAATGACCAAGTTCTTCTAATTTTAAAATAGACTCATAATTACCAGCTATCATACAAGAGTAGCCATCAGAAAATAAATCAGGGTATCTGTAAGGAGGTAAGCAAGTGTTTGCTACGGCAGAACACATTATTAAATTAAGAACATAGTTCACTATTTTTTGCCACCTCTAAATATTTGTGTTCCCTTAATTCCAAAAATTGATGCCACTACCAAAATCCAAAGATTTGTGAACCATGATGGGAGTGCTGCAAAATGTTCAAAGAAAATATTAACTTTATCCATAGCTTCTGGATCATCTGACCATACTGCCCAAGCCAAAATTATTATTGGGAAACTTAAAATTAAAAGACAAAATTCATCTTTGTAATCGTTTTGTCTAGCCTCTAATAATTTACCTTGATATTCAGTTTCACCATTAGCCATTTTAGTAGCTGCCATGTGTTGAGCATCTGCCATAGCCATTTTAGTTTCTTGTCTTTTTTTATAAATATGAGTTCCAGCATTTAAAGCTAGTTTTACTGCACTTAACCACATTATGATTGTACCTTTCCATCTTTCCACTTCATGTCTGGCAAACCATTAGAATATTTCTTGCCATCATAAGTTAAGACTTGTTTTCTGTTAGATCCTTGTTCGTTAAAACTAATATGTACCCACCCACCACTAGGATCATTAGGATCGTAAAATTCTAAAATTAATTGGTCAAAGTCCACATTGTTTTGTAACCAATAAGCTATTTGAATATTTGGTATTCCAGCTATCTCAATATCTGAAGCCATACCTTTACAATGTTGTGAGGTGGATTTTGAACCTATAGCTTCTGACAACTGAGGACTACGATAACCTGATGTTACAGTAATAGGTTTGTCAAACTTGGCTCTTAAAGGCTCAAGTATTTCATAACAAAGATTTTCTAAGTTTTTAATTTCACCAGAACCAGGCTCATTCTTAATGCCTTTTCTAGTAGCAGTCATAGACTTAGTAAATTCTTCTAGTTTAAAATGTTTAGAGAGTTGCATAATCTTAACTAACAAGCACAGGCATCACAAACACAGACATCTCCATCATAGTGATGTAAATGAAATTCTGCTTTACAATGACAGTTACAATGACAGTCTTTACATTTCCTTTTTTTTTTAGTTTTTTTTTTAGTCTTTGGAAACATTACTTTATCTAATTGTTCTGCAAATAAATCTAAGTAACCAAATAATTTATAAAAAATTTTATCTAACATCTTTATTCCAAAATAAGTTTTTTAATTGAGTATGAGCCATCTATGTTTTTTTCTAGCTCTGCATTTGTACGCAAACATCTGTACTCTACATTTGTGCCTGTGTTGCTACGCATTGCAACCCTTTTACCTTTAAGGCAAGTAGATAAATCTGTTTGTATTCTTGCTTCTTTGATTTCGTTATTGACCAATAAAAGTAAAGCTATAACAACTTGTTCCATTAATGACTCCCATTAGCTCTAACTTTATCTTTAAGTTGTTCTAAATTTTCTTTAATTTTTTCAATGTCTTTCATTGCATAATTAATATTGACATTGTTGTTTCTCATTGTTTCCATTTCTTTTTGTATATTTTCTACTTGTGATGCTATGTGTTCTAGCAACATAAACTGTTCTTGATCTACTGGTAATTGATTTGATTTTTTTAACAAATCAGCTTCAAATAATTCTCTACTTGTTTCAAGTGAGCCAATACGATTTTCTAACTCAAAAAAACTAATTGTTGCAACAACTGCACCAGCTACAATCATTAGAAGATTTTTTGCTGGTAATTGTATGCCTGTGTTCTCAGATAATTTTAAATTTTTCATTAATAGTTAGTTGGATTTCCAAAGATTACTAATAAAACGAAAAGAATTATTAAAACCCCTGTAAAATAATAATTCATAGTAAAGCTCCTTAATCATTTGCATGATCTACCATGATAATTTTTATGCCTAATTTTTTTTGTTTGGCAGTAGGTGTTCGCCAAATTTTTCTTCTGTATGGTTTAATGTGTTTTCTGTATGTATTAGTTTTTATATCTAATAATTGTATATCTCCATTAGGAGATACAGCTACTAAATCAAATGGACATTGTGGATCGCAAGACTTCGCAACCCAATACCCTTGTCTAGTTAAATTAACTATCTCTTGGTATTCTCCAATTGTGCCTTTAATATTTGTACTTAATTTATTAAGTTTGCCACCATGTTTAATAAACTGCTTAGACTTATTGTTAGTATCACCCATGCAATCTTCTTTATGTTTTTAATTTCCAAATCCAAATGATGAAGATGGTTATTAGTGATAGTGTCTATTTTTTGATGAATAAGTTTTATTTCGCCTTGTAGCTTAATTATATCTTGTGAATTTTTTTGTGATTGTGTAGCCATTATCTGTATTTATTTAAAGATTCTATAACACCCATATCTTCTAGTAATTGAGCATTATCAACTGTTCTCTCACCATAAGTTATTGGTTCTTTTTTATTTTCCATAAAGTTTCTGTTTTCAACACCTTGATCTACAAAACCAGCACCACCAGTTGGTCTTGGTAAAGTAGTTTTAAAAATAACTTCTTCCATTTCTTTAAGTGCAGCATTTCTTGCAGCACTTTTTGTTGTAGCATCAAATATAAATTGACCTGCTAACATTCCTTGAATATTCGCTAAATTAAAACCACCTAATTTAGTTAATGTTCTTAATGATGAGTTCCAAATACCTGTAGTTTTTTCAACTCCTTTATTTGAAAGAAAATCTCCTCTTGGTATATCTGCTTTTAATTTTTTAGCAAAAGCCATTAACTCTTTCATTTCTTGTTTAGTAAATATTTCTTTAGAAATATCTTTACCTTTACCATTAAAAGCATCTTCAACAGAATTAACAAATTTAGTCACATCAAAAAATTCTCTTGAACCTGCCTTTGTAAAACTATTTTCCATAATTCTTAAAAAAGCACCATCTTTAATAAGTTGTCTGCCATCAGAACCATCAGGAAATATTTCATTTAATTTTCTTACAATTTGAATACTTGAATCTTTAAAAGATTTACCACCTGAACTAGCATTACCATAAATATAATGTGAAATTTCTGTAGATGTCATTTTGTGTTCACCATTAATAATTTTAGCAACAAATTCGCCACCTTTATCTTTAATAGTTACACCATCTTTTTTTATATTTTGTGGACTAAATAATTTTTTAAGTTTTGTGTTTTCTGCTCTTGCAATTTTAATAGCCTCTAAAACTTCTTTATTACCACTTGCTAAACCTTTAGTAACTGCATCATCATAGAAAACATCAAATCTTTTTAAGATTACATTTAAAGCAGCTTTATCTACACCATCTGCTGTGTTTTTTAACATCTTAACAATATTTTTTCTTTGAGTTTCTAATTGTCCAAAAGTAATTTTAGATAAATTTTTGTTTTCTAACTTTAACATAAATTTATTTAAATTTTTAACTGCTATAAAAGATTGTGGCATTAAACCTTTGTCTAATGCTTGACCAATACCATTATCAGAATCTAATAATGCTTTATTAATATGATATGTAAAGTTTTTTAATATAGGTTTTTTAAAAGTTAGTTTTGCACTTGAATCTACAGCACTATATTTTGCTGCTACACTTTTTGCCATTTTTTCTTCAGCATCAATAATTAATTGTTTTACAACTAATAAATTTTCATCAATACTTTGTGTTGCAGCATTTTTAGTTCCTGGAGGAGCTTGAGTTAATCCATCTTTTTGTTTTAATAAATTATCTCTATATTTTGTTAAATATTTAAAAGTTTGTTTTAATTGAAGATCATCTTGTCCTTGTACTAATAATTGTAATCTTTCACCATAAGCACCTTTTCTCATAAGGTCTATTTCTTTTAAAACTTTAGTGTTTTTAGTTGCTTGAGCTAACCAAACAGAAACACCCCATTCATTTAAACCCACAACATTAGCTGCTACTGAGGATTCAATACCATCTTCTAATGCTTGAGCATAAGCTGCAATTAATTCTTTATTATTAATTACATTATCTGGTACTCCAAGTTTTTTAGCCATGCTAATTGTAAGATCAGTAACTTTACCTTTGTTGTCTAAGTATTTTCCAGATCCTGAAAAAATATTAAAACGACTTGGTATAAGACTTTTTGTAATATCAATTCCTTTATTAACTCCAGTAAATCTACTTAGCAATTGTGTAATTTTTTCACCTGCTGCACCAAACGCAAAGTTTAATCCAAGTTTAGCATCATCAATAACAGGAATACCACCCATATTTTGTTCTGATCCCATAAGGTTTGCTCCAACATCTTGAGCTGCACCAGTTATTGCTGCTGCTGTACCTTGACCTACAATCTTTTTAATTACACCTGATGTTACATTTCTTTGCACCCAACCTGCACCTGGTATGTACTGAATTACATTTGCAGCAGTATCAATAGTACCTTTAAGACTAATGCCTGGTTTGTTCATATAAAAAGTTCTGTCTAAACCTTTAGCAACTGCGTTTTCAGGTAAAGTAACAATAATATTGTCAAATTTATCTTTTGAAATTACTGTTCCTGGAAATGTTTTAGTAAGAATATCTAATCTTGCATCATTGTCAGCAGTTAAAGAAAAAGCTACACCAAGTTTTAAATCACTTTTCCAATTAGTATTAACATCAAATATTTCTTTCATGTTAGGATATTCAGTTTTACCACTACCAGAAATATTATTTTTATAAAAATTAATTACATTAGTTTCAAAAGCACTAGGTGTATCTTCTTTTTTCTTTTTGTCATTTTCATAACTTTCAAGAATTTTATTTTTTAATTCACCATCAGGAACTTCTTTAGCACCATCTTCAATATCGTATTTTTTTTCTAATTCTTTTTTTTTTACATTAGTTAAAATATTACTAAGTAATTCTTCATCTTCTATTATTTGTCCTGGTACTAATTCCATATATATTTCCTATTTTTGTACTTTGCCTATAAATATAACTTTACCACCAGGTAAAATGTAATATTTGTTTCCATTATAAATTTGAATATTATCTCCATCAGGTTGAGTTTTTGCAATAGATGTTAATTCTTCCATTTCTTCTTTATCAAATAGAGAATTTGTCTTTGTATAGTTTGACCACATTTGGTCAAAGGTCATCATTTTTGTTTTAGTTTTTCCATTTGCATCTGTGTATTCAACTAATTTTTTTGTACTAGGAAGTATTTTTTTTCCTGAACCATCATCAGCTAACCAGTTATTCATTAGGTCTGCTTTAAGAATTTTTCTTTCATTAATTCTTCTTGTAATTTCTACAGTTTTTTGAATACCCTCTGGACTCATACCAAGATTAGGTGCAATAGATTGAAAGAAACTCATTTCTTTATCTGAAATAGAACCTTTAGTTTTACTAATTGCATTTAAAACCATGCTTGATGATAATACTTGTAATACCTCTGCGTTAGCAACAGTAGCTGTACCAGCACCATCATAACTTGAAAGCCAGTTCATATCTATCCCAGCTCTTTCACCAATTTTAGCAATCTCTAAAAATGTAGTACCAAATTTACCAGATTTTAACTCCATTGATAAAGCACCAATTATTTCTAACTCTGAGTTTTGATCTATGGCTTTGTTTGAATCTTCTCTAATTTCAACTACATATTCTGCTTCAGATTTACCCATTACTTTTTCAAATTCAGTTTGCTGTTTATCACCCTCTATATTTACTAAAGGTTCTTTTTTGAAAAGTTTAACTTCATTTGTTGCTTCATTAATTTGATAAATTTTATTAGAATCTAATTGTGGATAATTAGTTTCTATTTCCTCTTTAGTTAAAAGTCTAAATTGATCTTTTTCTTTAGATCCTTTATTAATAGGAACTATTTTTAATTCACCAGTTGTCATATTTACTTGATAATTAGAATTGTTATCTAAAGATGGATTATTTTCAATTTCAATTCTTGATAAAAGTCTAAATTTATCTTTTGTTTTTCCAGCAAATGATTTTTTAATAGCTGCTGCGTCTTTAATAGATGTTATACCAGCTTCACCAATGCTTTGACCTTTAGCACCTGCTGATAACAAACCCATTCCAATTAAGAAATTGTCATCTTCTAATAAACTTTTCATATCTATTGCCATATTAAATCAATCCTTTTCCTGTTAGCCATTCGTTAAAAATTCCATTATTTTTACTTATTTGATATTTATTGTTATCTTTTAATAATCCATTAATTCTAGCAACTGCTGCATTGTGAGTGCTAAGAAAATCTGAATCTACACTATTGTCTTGATCCAATCCTTGAAAATATTTATTAGCTTGAGATTCTGGTAGATTAGACCACCAACTAGGATCATCTGCCCAGTTGTTGTTTCCCATAGCAATTTGTTTTAAAATAAAATCTGTACCCTCATCTTGAGTTTCAATTTTTCTAAAATCACTTTCTTTATCTGGTCTGTCCATAGGAATATCTTGATTTCCTATTCTATCACCAGCAATTGTTCTTTCAGGATAAATAGTTGGTATTAAAAAACCTAAAGGTATTTTATTTTTAGCAAAATTTGCTAATCTTTTTTCTAACTGATAACCAAGAGAACCTGTAACTTTATCAACTTGTGCATCTAATCTATCCCAGTATTTTTTTTCTTCCAAAGTAACTGTCATTTCAGGTCTAGTGCCTTTAGACATTTTAAGTTTCTTTTCAGGAAGTGTTACATAATCTGTTTTTTCTTCTATACTATATTCTGTTGTGCCTGGTATTTTGGTTGGATCAACCATATCCAAGATTGGATCTTTAAAAAAATTATTATCATTTGAGTTATCATTTAAGTTATTATTTGATGTATTATTAGAAGTGTCATTAGAAGAACTGTTAGAAGTTTTATCTTCATCTCTATCGTTTGGGTTACTTGCTCCACCCCAATCCCAACCTGGCATAGTTATTCTCCTATAAAATTATTGAAACTATAAATAGTACACCAAGAATTATGATGTATTTAGATGTGTTATTATCTATATCTGTTTTTAAATCGTAAATTATTTTATTTATTTTATCCATTATAATAATCCTGCTAAGACTCCACCAATAGCTCCAGCTACACCACCGATAGTTCCATAGTCATCTCCACCAATTTTATTACCAACCAAAGCACCACCTAGAGCTTGAGTAAATATATTTGGATTGTTGCTTGTTTGTGTTTGTTGAACAGGTAAGCCAGAAGCAATAGGAGTTACAATACTTCCAAATTGCTGTAATGCTTGAAAAGGTGCTAAGTTCTTTTGTCTTTCAAGTTGTTCAATTTGTTGTCCAGTAGTCAGCATATTAGGTAATTGAGTTGCAAGACCTAATTGATTTTGTCTTTCAACATTGTACTGATTAAACGCAAGAGGTAATGCGTAATCTGCAACTTCACCAATAATTTGTGATTGGTTCATAGCTGATCCTGGTGTTCTTCCTGCACCAGAAAATTCACTATTAATACTATTTGCAATTTCACTTGTTGCGTTTTGCAACATAGGACTTAAATATGGATTTAAATAATTACCAGCAAGTGTGTTTGTAATTTGTGTGTTAGCCATATTGGCTAATGCTTCTTGTTGTGCAAGTCCAGTTTGTGTTTGTTGTGTGGGTGCTACATACCCTGCACTTGATACACCTTGACCATAAATATTTCCTGCCTCAGAAATTATCTGATTTAAAGATCCTTGTGCTGGTGCATAAGGTTGTACATTAACACTTTGTACTTGTCCTCCACCTGTATTTCCTCCAAATGACATATTATTTTTCCTTTTTTATTATTGGTTTTTCAAGAACAACATGAGTTCTTTTATAGTTATAATTTTGAAGAATTTTTTGCCAACCAGGTCTAGCAAATAATTCCATTTCTTGACATTCTTGTTCTTCAGCAAAATCTTCTAAAACACTAATAAGATGTTGCCATTTTTGTCTGTGTTTTCCTGTCATTATAAATATTTGACAAGATCGTTTTAATTTTCTTTGAATAATCTCTGTAACCACAACTCCATAATACTTATCAATTGTTGTAGGTTTATCTTTATCCCAAACTACCCAAAGCTGCATTTTGTTTTCTTTAATACTTTCAAAAACAAATTGTGCGTCTGTTTGATTGCCTGAGTAAGATAGAGCTTCGCTAATATCTTTTTTAACTAAAGACCAAACATCATCTAAATTAGATGATGGTATATTGACTAATTTCATTATGTAATATTTAAATAACTAATACCTATGTGAACTGAGTCTGATGAACTTACTGTTGCTTTTATTTGGTCTGAACTTTCTAAAACTAATGGTACTGTTAAAATTTCAACAGAAGTATTAGCTGCAAGTGATTGTGTTTTTAATATAGTAAATTCTGCATTACTTGCAGAACTATCCAAAACATCAAGTGAAAATGTTGGAGTATTACTTGTATTATTAGTAACTCTAATTGATTTAAGAATTAAAGTTTCATTTGATGAAGCTGTTAAAAGTGATGTTTCACTAGCTGATGCTAGAGCAACCCCTTTGAATTTATAAGAATTTGCCATTATTTTTTAGGGTGAGCAACTTTTACTTTTTTTATTGTTTGGTAAAAATCGTAAAACTTATGTTGTAATTCCATATCTTTATCCATTGTATGCCATAGCATATCTAGTTGATCTCCGATTTCAGGATAAGCATTTTTTCTTTGATTTATATATGGTGCTTGTTCTATATTATTATTTTGAGATTGTTCTTGTAAAGCTTGAGCTTCTTCAGCTTTTCGTACAGTAATTTCTGCTTCTGTCATTGGTACTTCAATACCATTTATTAAATTTACATATCTAGTCATTATGTTGTAATCCCATATAGTGAAAATGTTCCATAAATATTTCCTGATGCCATATCTATTTTAATTCCATTAGTTGTTTCTGTATTATCAACACCAGAACTAAATGCTTCGTTGTGATGATAACCACTACTATTTTTATAAGCACCTTGTCCAGTCATTACCATTCTTGTATTTTCTCCTATACCATAAAAGAAAAATTGACCTTGAAAATATTCTGGAGATGAATTTCTTATTGTACCTGACACTTGATACAATTTATCATTATTTGGTGCTGAAGCTGGATTAGTAGAAGATGAACCGTTATAAGTGTGATACATTATTTGATTTCTAAAAACACTTGTACTATCTGATCCACTAAGTCTTGTTTTAAGTTGTAATTTAACATCATTTGAAGCACCATAAGCTCTTGCAATATTTAATAAATAACACTTATAAGTATTATCAAAAACAACATCACTTGTACCATTATCAAAAATAACACTAGAAACATTAGATGCAGTTTGAGTTTTAATTAAAACTAAAGAGCCAGTAGGAATAGCTGCTGGTAGAGCTGTTATCGCAGATATTGTATTATTGTTTGGTTTAATTATTGCCATCTATACTCCTATCAA